GTAAGGGTTGGCTTGTGTAAAAAAATGGGTTTTGTGTTTTCGTTTCCGATTGGTATTCCGTTATCTCGTAGGGCTTCGCGTCTCATGTGTTGGCGTTGCGCTATTTTTTTGGCTTGGTACAGGCTGCCGCGTTTGCTGTTACAGGCTAAGCATGCTGCGACTAGGTTGTCTGCGTTGTTGCTGCCGCCCCGGTCTAGTTCGATTAGGTGGTCGGCTGTGGTGGCTGGTTTGCCGCACCATGCGCAGGGGGGTTGGTCTGCGAGTAGGCGTTTGCGGTTGCGTTGGTATTCGGGGTCGCTGTATGCGCTCATAGGGCCTGCCGCGCTGCGCTTGGCCTAGCGCCTCGCTTGCGCTCGTTGCTTACGGTTGGCATGTGTCGGGTCTCGTGTCGGGTTTTGGTTTGCTGTTTGTGTTTTGTTTGTTTGTGTTTGTTGTAAGCCTAGGTCAAATGCGCAATGCCCCCGGTACCCACTCCGTCTGATTGTCGCTCAGTTCGCACTAGCCCTAGCCCAAATGTTTTTGTGCAGGGTCTTTACACGCCTATCTAACGGGCTAACTAACCGCTGTTAACGGCCAAGGATTTACACCTACAAACGGTCACGCTGCCGTTAAGCACCAATGCGATTGGCTTACTTAAATTGTTACGCTCGCCACAAAACTGCTAACACCAACATTGACGTTAAGAAGTAAATAATAAGGCCTGTGCGTTTCATGCTTGCAACGCCTTAATCAGCGCTGACGCTTGCGCGCTTGTCAACCTGCTAACACTTTGGTAGCTGTCACCGACAACACCGACAATAAACGCTTTAGTGTCCTCAATCGACATGCCCTTTTTGTTTATCAGCGTGTTAATGAAATTGACTTGTTTCGTGCTGGCCTGCCCGGCTTGGTTAATTGGCACAACGTTTTGGTTTGCGTCTGCAGGCCATGGGTCGGGCGCTGTGCTGCGCTCTACTTTTAGCATTTCCTCGCGTGACGGGCGTTTTGTGTAATCGCTGCCAGCAAACCCAGCATTAGCCAATGCACGGCCTAGGGCTGATGTTTCGCAATTCTCAAAATGGCTAGTGCGGTTAACGTGGCCCTCGCCGCGTGTTTCCTCAGCCCAGCCAGTAGCAAGTAGCAAATTGTCAAGCCACAGTTCAGCCCTAAACACGCAACGCTCGTCTGTGTACTGCACCAAATGTGTAACAACCCTGTGCGTACCCGGCTGACCGTCTTGCAACCAACGTGCCAAACGTGATGAAACAGGCTCATAATTTGCTAGGTCAAATGCCATAGGCAGCCCAAACGGTTAGACGTTGTGCGTGGTCGTGCAGGCCGCCGCGTTTGGCGTGGCTTACTGTGCCTGTGTTACGGATTATGTTTTGGCGTACAGCTGCGTTTAGTCGGCCTGCCAACCCTTTTGTTACGGGGAACGTTGCGCCTAGCTCTTGCCAAATGTCATCTGCGGTAAACATGCCTTTTGTGCGTGCCACCTTGATAATGGCTGCGTCAACCTGTCGTTGCTGCTCGCCAGTCCACTTAAAATTGCCGACACGCATGCTGATTTGCATTGCTGCCACAAACGGTTTTGCTGGCTGTTGCGCTAATTCCTCACGGTAAGCGCCTAAGCCAATGACCGGGGCAAATAGTTCTGGCTGGTCGTTCATAACACGCCGCCTAATTCCTCAATTGCTGCCGTTAAAACTGTGGCCTCATGGTCTAGGCCTGATAGTTGCGCGTCAACACGCATGTTTTTGAGCTGCCTAATGAGCCATGTTTCTTTGTCGACGGGCGGCACAGCAGTAATTTGCGGTGTCGCAAATATTTCGTCAATTAACTTAAACATGGCGTTGTGGTGCGCCAACATTGCTTCCGTGTTTCTGTCTCTGTCTGTCATGTTTCTGCCTTTAGTCGTTGCCTGTGAATGTAGTCCAAGCCTGCCACCCGGTTTCTGACTGTATCGCTAGCGCGGCCTGCAGGTTAATCGTTGCGTTAAACAGGTCATCACAGGTAACCAAAATGCCTTGTGCCTGTAGCCAGCCTGTAGGCCAATTGCTGTTGGGTAAACACCAAAACCCGTTTATTTGCATAATGCCGTAGCTGCCGCCGTGTGGGTCGGTCAGGTTATGCGCCCAAGGCATACACGCGCTTTCAGCGTTGGCTATGTAGCGCAAGGTTGCCAGCTGCTCGACAGGCCAACCTACGGCCTGTGCCAGCGTCACTACGTCATCACAATTGGCAATGGTGGTAATGGTGGTTGTGGTTGCCTCTACAGGGCGCTGTGAGGCCTCTGGGGGCTGTTCTAAGCCCTCATAGACCGTGTTGGCGCTACTAGGGGCAGGTATCGGTTGGGGGTCGTAAAACCCTACGTTTGCGCCCGATACCACGAATACGCCCCACACGCCAAAAAGGCCTGCGGCAATCTTGCTGAATAAGTAAGCCATTTGTACTCCCGTTTCTGTCGGTAACAAAACCGTACTGACGGTTTAGACAGTTGTGGTGGATACCTCAAAAATGCTGGCAAACGCTTGTTTTACTTTAGCAGGGCTGTTGGCCATGTATGACGTTATTTCGACGTGCCACCAATCGCCGCCCGGCGCGCCTGTAAACGTTTTGCTGATTGCCTTGCGCCAAGCCTCGCCGCTGTGCGCCTTAATAATGCCTAGGCCTGCACGGTCACAACGCCACGACCTGCCGTAAGGCTCTGGCCAATAGTCAATTACCAACATAATGCCTAGCGCGTCATAGTTGGCTAAACACTCGTTAATAAAGTCAACAGACTTTACACGCCCGTTAGTCACGCCTTTATTGCTTGCTGGCATGTATCGGTAAGACAAGTCAGCGGCAATGCCCTTGGCGTGATTACTTACTTGGCCTGGTTTGCCGCGTATGTCGCGTTTAACGTATGTGCCGTTATTCCACAATGCGCCGCCGCTGTATTTTGTCGCACACTTAACCCATTCGGTCATGCCGGGTAGCGGCCCGTCAACTACTGGCGCTGTGCTAGCTGTGTACAGTTTTGGCACTATTTGTTTTTGTCTTTCATGCCGTTACTGGCAACAATGCCTGCCAACGTGCCAGACAAAAACGTGACAATGGTGGCCATAAGGCTAATAAATTCTTTGTCGTTGGGTGCTTGTTCCATTGGTTGGCTAACAAATAACAGGCCGTACACAAAACCGATTACTACAACAGCAAACACAACGCCAAGTAGTACGCCTACGGTTGCGACCATTCGTGCGTGTAGTTGTTCGGCTGTAAAACGTTCTTTCATGTCAGCACCTATCTACGGGGTAGCAATACGTTGGCCGGGTTACGCCTTTGCTGTTGTTGCTGCGTGTTGTTTCGCATGCCGTCAACATAAGTAGCGTTGCGATTGCTAGCCACTTCACTACGCGTCTGGCGGTGTCGGTTCGGGCAATGGTGGTGGCACAATCACTACGCCGTTTATGACTTGCCAACCGATTGCGGCTGGCTGTTCTGGCGTGTATTCGATTAGGTGTGCCGGGTCATCATTTACCCAGTCGGGTGCGACTACTTCGCAGTTGACTACTACGCCGTTGGTGACGTTTGGTTCAACGATTGCTACGGTGCGTTCGCTCATACTTGGTACTCAATCCAAATGTAGCCGCTGCCGCCTGCTGCGCCGCTGCCGCCCGCCGTGCCGGGTGCGCCAACGGTGACGGTGATACCCGTGCCGGGTGTTACTGCGCCACCTGCAACAATGTACGCGCCGTCACCGCCTTTAACACTCACGTTGTCCTCGTTAGTGGTGACTGCTCGCCCGTTGTAGCCGAACGCACCTTGACCGCTGTTGGTTGCGCCTGCCGTTTTTGTTGTAGTGTCGGCTCGCGCAAATTGTGCAAAGTTTCCGCCCGTTGCGCTAATCGTGCCACCTGCAAAAGCCACCGACGAAGTGCCGCCTGCGCCTGCGGTTGCGCCGCCAAAACCTACACCGCCGCCGCCTGCACGAATATGCGCAATCGCATACGTAACACCTGCAGGAACAGTCCAAGTGCCCGAAGCGGTAAAAGCGGCAACCTCAGTCATACTGCCAAGGTTAGCCCATGCAGCACCGTCATAGTACTGCACCTTGTTTGTAGATTCCAAATAACACAACTGGCCCTCTGCCAAAACTTTTTCGCCGCTTCCGCCAAAACCTGCGTCACGCTCACTAGTACCGGCGAACACGGGTACGCCCGTACGGGCGCTGTTATTAAGTTGCGCAGCGGTCAATACCTGACCGGCTGTAAACGTAGGTACGGTTGTCTGTGCGTTAGCGCCCATGTTATTAGCCTAGAACATTTTCAGCGTCAATCGTGCCAAATGTAGCGTCATCTAGCACCAGCTCATAAACAATGGTGGTTGGTGCTGTAAAGAATGTAACCCGATGGCCACTAGCAAAGTCAATGTTATGTTCTACGCCCTCTACCGACAATTCTTGGGCTAATTGGCTCGTGCCTGTGCCTGCCGTAAACGTCTTTTCTATGGTAATTGTGTCCCCTATGTCGACTATGGCCACCGTGTCACGTTCGGCAACGGTAAGGCTGGCAAAGTATGTGCCAACGTCTGTGTACCGGGCCTCTGGCTCGCCGTTTAGCAGGTAGGCGGCAGCTGCGTCTACTTCGCCCTGTGTGTGCAACAGGCTGTTGGTAATGCTGGTTGTTTGCGTAAAGTAGGTGGCAATGCTGGCTGCGTCAGTATCGGTAGCCGTTTTATTGTCTAGGGCCGTTACTACTGCCCGGTTAACTACTTGGTCAGCCTCAAACGTTATGCCAACGGTGTCATAGGGCGTGTTTGTGCCGTCATCATGAAAATCAACTACTGCCGCGCTAAGCGTGTTGCCTATGCGGTTTTGGAACGTTAACACGCCGTCACGCGACATAAACAGCCGCCCAAATTCTGCCGTGTCGTTAATCTGCGACAAGTAGGCCAACACGTTTGTACCTGCTGGCACGGTGTACGCCGCTGCATGACCTAGGTCTACTGTGCCTGTAGCAATGTTTGTGGTGTCGGTGTAATCAACCTCTGGCAACGCCAGCACGCTAGTTATGCGTTGGCCGCTAGTTTGGGCGCTTACGTTGTATTCATCTAAATAGGTTTGCGCCAGCAAATAAAACTGGTCAGCGCAATACACGCTGACCGTGTTCAGGTCACCTAACTGAAATGCGTAATCGTAATTAACTATGTAGCCCACAAATAGCGGTTCTTTAACGTTTACTGCGTCATATCGACTAAACCGCACTTCGCGCATAGGCGCTAACCCCGGCTGACTAAGCGCCGTATCGTAATACGGGCTTTGAGTATCAAACGGGTTAAAAACGCCGTCAGCAAACGTGTCATTTAACGTAAACGTCATTGTGCCTGCGCTGAACTGGTCGCCCTGGTCACGGCGGCCACGTTTAATGTTTACGTTTAGCGTGCCGTCTGTTACGTCAGCAAACTGCGTCGTGCCATCTAAAACGTACTCTGTGTTGTCTAATACGCCAGCGGTTGCGTCATCTAAAATAAACGCGTCTTGCAAAAAACCTGTATCTATTTCTAAAACGTAGTTACCTGACTGGGTTATTGTTACGCCCGGCATTAGGCAACCTGTATGTTGGCTGGGCCTGCGCTGCGGTTGTACGCCCTGATTGCGTTAACTACAGCTTGCCCAATTTCGGCGCTAGTCGACAGGCCGCCCATAACGTTTACAGTTATGCCGCCGCCGCTACCCATACGGTTCAGCGGTATTACGGCCTCTGGCCCTGCCTCGCCAATCATGGCAAGTGTTGGCCCTGTAACTATGCCGCCGTCAGCTAAACGTGGTATTGCTGAACCGCCGCTAATTATGCGCGTCACAGTCTCTTGCACTCGTACTGCTATGTCAACTGTGCGCCCTAATTTGGCGGCAATTTTATCCATACGTTCCATCAGTTTCGGCGTAAGCAATTTAAGCTGCGCGTCTATTCCGTCAACGATTGCTTGAGCTTGGTCAATACCTGCCTGATACCAATTAGTTGCCGCTTGCATGCCTACCGCGTCTGCAGCTGCCTGAGCGCTCGCAACCATTTCGTTAATGCCGCCCGGCCCAGTAATTAAATCGGTTGTGCCTTTAACTAGCTCAGCCGCTATGCCCGCGCCAGCTTCGCCGCCTGCCTCTAAAACGTACTTAAGTGCGTCTTGTGACAGGCCACGCGATAGCAACGTTTGCAAGTTGGTTGCATAAGTTTTTATGCCTGCTACTTGCTCACGCAAGTTTTCCATAAACGTTTTGCCGTTGTCGTCAATTAACTTAAAAGCGTCAGCAAACGACAACCCAGCTTTTACGCCAACTGCAACAGACGTAGCAAAATCGGCAAACGCTTTTTGTGCGTCAATCACTCTTTCTTTTGCTAGCTCTAATGCGTTTTGCACACCCTCTTTAACCTGTTTGCCAAACTCAATAACCTTTTCGGTTGCGCCGCCTGTACCGTCTAACATCTTTCTGACGCTCTCGTTGTATTTGTCTAAAGCGCCTGTCGACTCCAACCGGGCGCGGCCCTCTGCGCTTGTGGCAGACATAAAACGCCGCACGGCGCCCGTGACAACAAAGGTCGTTTTCGCAGTTTCGTCTAAGGCAAGGTTAAAATCTTTGGCCTTGTCAATGCCTGCTTCTAGCTCTTTTTGTAATTTGCTTTGCTCGTTTTTGTAAACAACTAACGCCGCTGTAGCTGCGACAACTACGGCAATGCCAATGCCTGTTGCAACCTGTACGGCGGTGATAGATGTGGCTAAATAAAAATTTACTTTTGCTGCAATAAACGCTGCCGCTTTCATAGCAACGAGATATGCCGCGTGTAATTTAATAACTAGGTTTGCGCCAGCAATTGCAAGAGCCAGCAACCCAAAAGATGTGCCGAAAAATAGTACAGTTCCGACATTGTTGGCCATAATGTCGATTACGTCAAGCAAAAACGAAATAAGTTTTGTTGCAACGGGTAACAATTTTGCGCCAATTTCTTCTTTAAGTTCGCCGAATTGTATTTGCAAACCTTTAATTTGCCCGGCTGCCGTAGTCGCTGCCTTTGCTGCTGCGCCCCCAGTAGTTTCGGCGATCTGCCGCATAATCGAATCGAATGACTTACCTGATGCAATTGCGTCACGCAGCGACGGGTCTAACGTAGCCAAACCTTTCATTTGCCCGTTGTACGCCTTACTTACTGCGTCAACTGCTGTACTTAAATCCGTATTGGTTGCCGTTGCTAGGTCTTGGCTTGTGCGCAGTAAAGATTGCGCCCGTGTTACGTCGCCAGTAGCGGTGACAAGGCTTGCGAGCGCCGGGCGTAGTTGGTCATCTGCCGTAGCTGTTGCTAGAGACAAACTAGAAATAAACTTTTCGTTTTCTGCTATCTGTGCCTGTGTTGCGCCTGTTTGACGCTCGAGCACCCCGGCTAATTGTGCTTGTGCAGCTGCGTCATCTATTGCCGCCTTAGTTGCAGATACAGCAACAGCACCTAGCCCAGCCAACGCAGCTGCAGCTGGTAAGGCTGCCTTTTGTAAAGCAAATTGGGCTTTTGCCCCAGTTGTTTCCAATTGCTGGAATTGTTTAAGTGCCTTGTCAAGGCCTTTGCTATCAAATTCGCTAATGATTGGTAAAAGAATTGCCATTACAAAACCCTTTTACCGACAGCGGCCATGACATCATTTACTACGTCACGCATGTTTTCTGAAACCTTGTTTTGGTGTTTCTCAAATGTGGGCCACATGACACGCGACGGTTGCCCGAACAATGCGGTTAGCTGGTCAATAAACCTGCCGCCCTGAGCGTTTTTGCCGCCTTGTTTGCCTGCCATGTCGATAATTGCTGCCGCTGGGTTTTTCTGAATAATGCTGATTACAGACGTAGATTTTTTGCTTGTGTTTACTCTAAGCGTTACGCCGCGTTGGGCAGCGGCTTGGTCATATGGAAACAATTGACGGCCCCGGTCTTGCCATGTGCGAAACATGCCCGACAATAGTTTTTGTGGGTATTGCGCTTTCATAGCGTCAGTTGCAGGTTTAACTACGTCTTTGGCGCGTGCGTTAATGGCTTTGCGTAGCTCTGGGTCTACATCGCGTAGTTCTTTAAGCGCCTCTTTGACACCAAACACGCCTACGGTAATTGTGGTTGTCATTGTTTGGCCGCCTTGTTTAGGACTGCCACCACAGTAGTCAAATCGCGTATCTCAAACGGGATACTATTCGGCCACCAACCCGTTGCAACCAAAACTTCGGCTAGTTGGCGGCGGTAGCTGCCGCGCCCGTAGGGTTTGGGTCGGTTTGATCAATGCCCTCAATTTCTATTTCAGGGTTATTTTTTAGCCATTCGCGCCAAGTGTTTTCTTTAACTGGGTAGCCCATTTGCTTAAACATGTGATACGCCCAGCAACATAAGTCGCCAGCGCCTATGCCGCGCCCGTCAGACATTTTGCGGTTTTCGTCTTTTTCCCATTCCGTAATACAAAACATGTTGGTAGTTACGGTAATTGGTGTGTCGCCGGGTTTAACGGTGACGGATAATTTGATTTTCATAATGCCTCTCTGTCTATTGGTTGTTAGGTCTTAGTTATGCGGTAATGTCTGCGCTGTAAACGCCACCCTGAAAGGTAATGTCAATTGTTTGCAGCTCGCCAAGGCTGGCGTTAATAACTGGCAGTTCGGCCAGCAACGCGCCTGTCAATGTAAAACCGGGGTTGGTGGCGCTATCTACTCCGCTGGCTGGTTTTACAACAACGGTGGTGGTTGTGCCTACCAATGGTGCAAGTGTGGCGTACGTTTCTGAAGCTGTATAGGTCATAAGCAACGTGAGCGTCGCTTCGTGGTTGCCTAAACCTTTTACGTAGGTGCGGTCTGTTTGGCCAAACGTTGAATTGTCTAGCGGCTCAAAACGCTGAATGACGCTTGCGGCGGTGCAAAATCCGGTAAGCGCAACGCTGTTGACGGTCACGACTGGGTTAGATAGATACTGACTTGTTGCCATGTGGTTTACTCCTCTGGTGTTGTGTTTACTTTACGTCGTTTAGGTGGTGTTTCGGTGGATACCTCTACCGCAACAATAAAGCCACCAGCTAACAAGGCCTCAACGTTTATGCCGGGCTTAGGTACAAACACGCTGCCCGGCTCACCGACCAACGGGCTAACAATGCGGTATTCCGTCATGTGGTCGACGCGCGCATTTCTACGGTTAGCTCATAGGCAGGCAGCATTACCCCGCCAATTTCTAGGGTGGTTGGCCTGCCGTTAGTTACAGCCACGTTTTTAGACAAAATAAGCGCCGACAGGTTTAACAGGCTGCGCATAGCGTCAAGGTTACTAGGCCCAAGGGTCACAATCTGTAATGGGTAGGTCATGCGTACCGCGTTGTAGTTAAACGCCTCAAATGACGGTGCGCCAAGCATGACACAGGGCGGCACAAGGTTACGGGGGTCGGTTACTACCTGCAGGCCTGTAACGGTTGCCAGCGTGGCTGCTAAATCGTCTAGCGCCTCGTTAAACAGGTCTGTGTAGGCAACAGGCATTAGGCAACCTGTGGGCGGTCAATGCCTAACAGTTGTTTAATCATGGGTGACAAGCCGATTGTTGGGGCTGTTCCCATTTCGTTAAATGACGCAAACACGTCTATTGAGCCGCGCGCCCGGTACAGCGCGCCGCCCCACATAATCGTGCCTAGGGTTACGTCGCCGCTAGGGCTGGTAGTAAGGCTGTCAAAGTACCCAGCCTCTACCCTGCGCCTGAATGCCATTGCGTTAACGGCTGACGCGCACACGGTCAAAAATGCGGTATCTGCAGCGGTAGCTGTGCCTATGCCTAGCCAATCCTCTATTTGCCCGGCTGTAATCCATGTGCAGGTTGGCGTAAACGTGATTGTGCCTGTGGCGGCTGTGCGGTCTACGTCATCGCCAGCGGCAGCAAACAGCACTTGGTTCGGTACAGCAATGTCAACGTTGTACAACAGATTGCCTTCGCCGTCTAAACCAACGTATTCGTATTGTGGCAGGGCGTAAATCGTAAACGTGCCGTTAAACGGTGCGCCTACGCCTGCAACGGTAATGCTGCGCCCAACCTCTAATTCGTTAGGGGTCAGCGTTTGTAGTACGGCGTAACCGTCTAACAGTTGCTTAAATGTGACCGTGTAAACGGCCATTGTTTACCCTCTTTCTAATTAGGGGCTAACAATAATGGATTTGACCATTGAGCTGTAGGTAATAAACGTTGCGACGTAGCCGTAGTAGCTGAACGTGCGGCCTAACGTGCCGGGCACTTCAACTGACATTAGGCCGCGCACCTGCTCGTAAAATTCGATTGCTGAGCCGCGCGCCACAATCATTGTGTTGGTAGCAAAGTTGCGGTCAGCAACAAGGTTTAGCCCAAATGGGTTGAACGTGTTGGCAACCGTAATGTTTGCTGCGCCTGCGCCGTTTACGCCCATAAGGCCAGCAGCCCCGGTGTATGGGAATACTGGGCGCTTGTCTCCGTCAAGCTGTTGACCCAACAATTGCCAAACGTTTGGTGACACAAAAATGTGGTCTGGCAAAAAGTTTGTTGCGCTCAAAATGTCAACTGCTGCGTCATAAAGGGCAGCAATTAACGTGCTTGGGTCGGTGCTGTTGTATGTCCACGTTGAGCCCGACGCGCTTGCGCCGCTAGTAATTGCGTCAGCTGCAACGTCATCAGACTTAAGCAAATACTGGCCCACAAGGTCTTGCAAAATAATTTGCAAAGCTGCAGGGCTTGTAAAGTCAATGTCCTGTACCGACAATGTGACTTGGCCAGCCAACGTGGTTTTTGTTACTACGTTTGACGCAATAACTGGGGTGGTTGCTGACGCTGCAGCCAATTCGCTTGACTGTGCGGCAACGCTTGGGTGCGTTGTCCAAGTTGGGCGGATAAACGTTTTGCTGTTTCCGCCGTCTGGCATTGCGCGTGCGCCAACGGCTGCGACCACAGGCCTGATGTAATTCAGGTTGTCCATTACTGGGCCAAGCACAGGCACAGGCAGCAAACCGGGCGTGTCGGTGGTGATTACGTCACCTGCGGCAGCTTCGAGCGCTGATTGTTTGCTAGCAACAAAATCTTTTACGGCTGCCTGCACGTTGCGAAATGATTCGCCGCCAATGTGGTACGCGGCCATGTATTCGCCAGCAGTTGGCAAATCAAATTTGCGCTTAGGTGCAGCTGGCAACGCTGGGGTCGGAATGGTTGCCTCAACAGCAACGGTGTTATCGGTGGTCATGGTTTTTTTCTCCTCTGTGGTCACAGGTTCATTATGGCTTACGGTTTGGGGGTTTTGGGGGATACTTGCGGCAACGTCAGTTATGTTGGCTTGGTCACCAAATGCGCCTACTGGCACAAGGCTAAGTTCTATCCAGTCGGCGGCCTCAACAATCATGCGTTCCTCGTCGTCGTAACTAAATTTTGTTGGGTTTACGCCCACAGAAACTTGGTCAATTGTGCCGTCAGCGGCCATGACTAGCGCGTCATTGCCAAGGCTTGTGGCGCTAATACGGGCAGCAAACAGCATTGCCTCTGGGGTGTCTACGCGTTCGGTTACTACGCCTACGGGTTGGCTGTGGTCGTGGTACATAAACAGCCGGGGTGCTTTGCCGTCTACTGGCAGGCTGCCGGGCTTAAACATTATTTCGCTGCCGTCTGACACGACAGCAAACACGTTGTATGGCACGGCTACGCCTGAAATTGTGCGGCGACCTTCGCCGTCTGCCGCTGCTTTGTCAACAGTAAATTCCCCTGCAATTAACTTAATCATGTTGTCACCTCTGCGCTAAACGCTCTTGTGTGTTTTCTTGTGGTTCGTCGGCTCTGTCAGCTGCGTAGTTTTCTGCTAAATAATCCTCTGCGTCAAACTCTACATAAGTGCCGTTAGGTAGCACGTTATTCATTGACAACGTTTGGGCGATTGCTTCGGCGTACATTTTGACACCAAAAATAAACAGGTCAGCGCGTGCCTGTTGTGCTGACTGGTAAGAGTATGCGCCCGTTGAGACACCGACTAGGTACGGTGGCACGTTGGCTAGGCGTGCGGCCTCGAGCGCCTGATATTGGCTGCTCTCAATTAAAAGCATTTTGTCTGGGCTGGTTGCTGTTTCTTGGTAATCCAAAAATTCGTTTAGTGCAGCGGTTTGATTTGTTGCGCGCGCTGCGTTAAACGCTGCAGCTAGGTCTGCTAGCTCTTGCGCGCTTAACGGTTCGCCGCCTTTTTGACGTAACACGCCTGCAGGTATGGCGCTTGACGCATTGCGGTTGCGTGCGGCCTCTAGTTTTAACGCTGTCTCAACTGCGCCCGGTGCGGCATAAATTAAGCCTTGCGCTGGCGACAAAAATTGCACTAGGTCTTTGGGGTCTAGTTGGCCGCCGTTAAAAAACACTTGTTGTGACGGGGCAAACCAGACAGGGCCAACCATGTCTTGCGTTGTAACTGACCCGGCTGGCAAACGTGTAAACGTTGCTGGGTAGCCGTCAGCTGTGCGGCTGGTTATGTACCAAAACGCGCGCCCAAAAAATAGTAGGTCGTCAAATGTCCACGACATAATAAATTGGTACGGTACGGTTGGGTCGGGTCGACGTAGCCAAGTGCGTGGCGCAATTGGCAGTTTTTCCATTTCGTTGCCATTCCAAATTTCGTTGTACATGCGTAGTGGCATGCAACCGATAACGCTGGCCATTAGGTCACGCGCCCTGTTAATTGTTGGTACGGATACTGCACGGTTGCGCGCGTCACCTTCTTGGTAGGTGTAGTACTGCCCAATCATTGCTGCGCCCAACCCGGCGCTATTGGGCGAGTACCCACCTGCCGCTGCAGCCTTTTTCGGGGGTGGGCTAATTGCGGCTTTATTGACGCGGCTAAAAATTGCCATGTGTTAAGTATGGCGTATTGCTGCCGCTAAGTAGTGGCATAGGGGCTGGCTACGACCCGACAGAATGGGATAGTGACCCCTATGCCACCACAGGCAGACTAACTAACTAGCCACAACAAAGAATGGTTTACCTGCCGACTTGGGTTTGCTAGCTAGGGCAATTGCCCAGACTGCGCAACGCGCTAATTCGATTGGGCCGGGTGACCGTTGCGACGATAGGGCCACGCTATTTTGTGACCTGACGGCAACAGCCCGTTGCACGTGTTCAGCCAGCATCGTTTCGCCCGTGTGTAGCACCATGCCCTGCCTAATGAGCTGCCTAACGGGGTCTGTCCATTTGACCATCTCGCCATAGCCAACTACCTGTTTGCGGCGCTCATATTCCACAGGCCAATGCAGGTCTATTGACGGGGTAATAGCAAACGTAGTGGTGGGGTGTGCAAGGTATGGTTTGGCGGCCTCTAACATTTCGGCGTAAGTGTTGCAAACAAATGCGACGGTCACGCAGGTGCGCCCGTCAGCTAGCGCTACAGCCCTAAGCCCAAAATATCGGCTTTCGTCAACGCTGTTTTCTATGGCTAACACGCCGCCAGCTGGTAGCGGTTCGCTGTATTGCAACGCTGGCCATGTGCCAGGCTGCAACCAACCTTGGTCGCTGGCAACCCACACGTTGACTGACGCGCGTAAAAATTGGGCGCGGTCAGGGTTTTGGCTTTCGGCCACAATTGTTGCCGGGGTCAATGTATGAATAAGGGCTGGGTTGCCCCAACCCCAAGCTGCCGGGGTCATGGGGTCTAGGTCGGGCGGCGGCGACCACTCTGCAAAATAGAACGGGGTCGGGCTGTTGGTGTCAATTGCCCTCATGCCTTGCTCACGCCATTTAAGTAGCGCTCGGCTGCGCTCTGTGCCAGCCGTCGACCACATGGATAGCAACGGGTTGCGTTTGGCGCGTTGCGACGGGATAAGGCCGCCGTCAATAACGTCGCTCGAGATATCCCAAATTTCGTCGGCCACAATCAGGTTTGGGCTAACGCCGTGACCTGCAGACGGGGCGGCAGCCCTAACTATCCAGCGTGACCCGTCAGGCATAGTAGCCATGTTGCGCCCGTAGGCACGCATAAGTTTTGCGTCAAACTGTGCTTCCAAAATTGGGGCAAGCTCATCAAACAACATAACCGCCAAATCAAGGCGGTGGGCCGTAGATAGCACCAACTGTTTCTCGCCCCGTATCTTGGGCATCTCACACAACCAAAAACCGACAAGGCTCATCAGGGCAACGGTCTTGCCGTTCTGCCGGGCAGTCGACGTAAGCGTCGTGCGGTGCAACAGGTCAAGGTTGCCGTCATAGGCCAGCTGATTAGTCAACGTGTGCAGCTGCCAAGGCATAAGGTCAATGTTGAGTACCCGTTTAACCCAGCCCCCCAGCTCGCCAGCAAATGACCCGGCAGCCTCAGCCACAGGCGTTTCTAATCTGGGCTGGTCATGGCCAATAACCGCCAGTTCAGGCTGGTTGCCCCCACAAGATACAGACGAGAT